GATCAGGTCAGGCTTGTCGGTGCCACGCACCAACTGCACTGCCAAGGCATCCATGTAGCCCTGAATGGTCGTATTGGACACAGCGCCCGCACCACCGCCATCAGCGGCAGCCGAGAACTTCTTGCTCTGCCAAAACGTCCACACAGCGCGATTGATGCCGCCGTAGGTTCCCGTAGTCGGATCATCCGGCACTGCCGCAGCAAGACCCGTGAGGTTCTTGCCCGCATTGCCCGTGCCGTCGCCGTAGAGGTCACCGCTGATGCGGTTCGCCAACTGCGCTTCGGCCACCGACATGCGACCGTCAAGAAGGTCAATAATGGCCTCCTTGCCCGAGTTCTGGATCATCTCCAGACCCGAAATGGTCACCGCACTGGCGTACTGCGTAATGCTGAACTGGGCAGCCGAAATGGGGCTGTTCTGTCCCACGTTCAACACTTCGTAGCCGCTGTACGAGTTGGTGTTGTTAGTTGAATCATCGTTGTACATGATTTCTTGCAAAATCACGTTACCGCCCGAGAACGTTTTCACGTTCCCGCGCTCCTTCAAGCGACGAAGCAACGCATTGTTGTTCGTCACGTTATCAGCAAGCTCACCGCTACGGCTCTGGATCGTAGTAGCGATGATGTCGCTGATACTAGAGTTGGCCCATGCCATGTTTTTACTCCTTGATCAGTTAATTAAAAACGTTCCTCGATTTCGGCAAATGCTTCTTCGAGTAACGCACGACGGTCGCCGCTCTTGGGAGCCGTGTTTACGCCGGGTGTGGCGCTTCTGACACTCACCGCTGCTGCGCGTGCAGTTTTGGCTGCACGGTTTTGCTCTTTCGCCTGTTTGCTCGCTGCTTCAGCCTGTTGGGCCTTCTGCACCGACTCAAACAAGTTAGGATCAAGCCTAATGGCCTTTTCATACGCTTCGTCCAGCGTCTGCGCCATCCCACTCTGTAGGAGTTGGATCATCGCAGGGCGGGCTTCTTCGAAATGCTCGGCCTTCAGACTAAATTGGTTAATCTCGTTTAGCAGGGTCTGATTTTCCACCATTTCCTGCTGCTGTTTCCAGCCCATGACTTCGCCACGGACTTTGTTCAATTCGTTTTGCAACTGCCACACAAGCGGATCAACGCCCTGCTGTGGCGCTGCACCTTGCGGAGCGGGCTGCCCCTGCATCGCGCCCAAGTTAATGCCATACGACTGCGCGAGCTGCATAAAGTATTGCGCTTTTGCTTGCGGATCGCTGTTGCGAAGCTTGTGATCCGCCTCCATCAGCGCCGCCACGGCTTTATCTGGCGTTAACCCTAACCCTTGGATGGTCGTCATGTAAGGCTGTATGGCGTCTTGCATCGCATCCGCAAATTGCGCCTTTGACATGACCGATTCAACGCCCTCGCGCATCTGTTGCTCGCGCTGCCAGGCATATTCCTGCATCTTTGGGTCAGCCTTTGCCCAAACTTCGTGATAGTCCTTCTTCCACGACGCAGGAGGCCGACGCCATACAGGCGGTTCGGCTTCGGGTTCGGCCTCGGGTGCTTCTTCTTTCGCCGCCTTTGGCGCAAAGCGACCCTTTTCATCGCGTCCAATGTTCTCAATCGGCTCACCGCGTTCAGCGGCCTCTAATCCCGCCTCCAACATCTCTCGGCGGTCAATGACTTCAGCCTGTGGGGCGTCGTCTCGTTCTTGCTGCTCGTCCACGTTACCGGCTCCTGTGGGGATGGGTGAAATTGGCGTGCTGGCGCAACTCGCGGATGATGCGGTCGGCCTGATCGTTGGTCATTCGGGTATTGACCATGTGCTTGATGCGTTCTAGCCGTGTGTTCTTTTCAGGTTCGCGGCGAATGTGTTTGCTAGGATCGTCGTTGCCCACTTCCTCGCAATTGTGAGCCTTCAGGTGGCGACGGTGCTGCGAGCGTGACGTAATCATCGACCCGTCAATCATGCTCTTGTAGGGCGTAATATCACCTTGGACGTAGTGATAGCGCCCCTTGGCGTCCTTGCGCCGCTCTACAAAGTCACCATCAATGTAAACGTAAGTGCGTTTCATTGGGATAGCGGTGGCTCGGGTAGGGTTTTTCCCATCTGCGCGATAATGAGCTTGGTTTGTGCGTCCAAATCGGCTTTGTATTTAGCAGCCGCTTGGTTGGCCTGTATCTCGGCAGCCTTCAGCCGTGCCTCAAAGTCTAGCTTTTGCTGCTCCATTGCCAATTTGGCTTGGTTACGCATCTGCTCCATCTGCATTTGGTGCTGCATCTCGGCTTGCTTGAGTGCCGACTGCATCTGCATCTTGCTTTGCTCCATCTGACCCTTGGCCTGTAGCTCGGCTTGCTTGCCCTGCTCCTCGCCATCTGGCCCACGTTGCGCGGCAGCCTGCGCGAGTTGTTGCAGCGTGGCATCCAACTGCCCCTCAATGGGTCGTGCCGCCTTAAACGCCTGCATGCCAAAGCGCAGCAGTTCCATCATCATCGGCACCATCTCGGGCGATGCCTGGCCGACCGGCAGCGCTTGCGCCAAGAAGCCACCGAACGCTTGCAGGAACTGCAAACGGTCTTGCTTCATCTGGTTCTCATCCAGCATTACCAAGCTATCGGCAGCGATGTCCACGCGGAAATTGCGTAGCGGCTTGTCTTTTAGCAATTGCAGCGCCTGCGGGATCAGTTGCTGGTCAGCGGGCGTCATCTGTTGCGCGGCGGCATACGCCAAGATTGTCTCGGGCTGGAAATGCATGCACATTACTTGCGCTTTCAGCCGAATTAACTCTGACGCGAACAGCGCCACATCCTCTTGCAGCGACCGCAGCCTTAATCCTGCATATTGCCCTTTGATTTGCTGCGCCGTCGCGGTTTCCGAGGCCGCTGTGGTGCCACGGATGATGTCGCTGATGCCTGTGATTTCGTAGATTTGGGACTTGATGTCCTCTCTGGCTCGGTAGCACTGCAAGAGTGCGCTTGCGAGAGTGTCGAGCGGTAGCAAGTCAATGCTGCCTTTAAGGCCGCCCTTCTCACTGAAAGCCATCCACTTATCCACGGGTATAAGTGCATTGTTATCACCTTCGGTCATCAATCGTTGTAACGCAGGCTGGCTGGCGTCATACACGCCGCGCACCCGCAGCGCTTTGACTAGCCCGTCAATTCTGTCTGACAGAATATCTAGCTCCATCGCCTGATCCTGATACAGGATGAAATCAGGCACTGGCACCAACGTGTCGCTGGTTGTTGTCGCGTAAAGCGGTTTGGGGCAGGGAAAAAAGCCCTCAAGGCCGAGCGGGTCATCGCGCACATCAATAATCTGCGGCATACCCTTACAGAACCAATAAACCTTCTGCGTTTCCTTATCCCAAAGCTCGCAGATTTTGGCGCGGTTATAGGTACGCTTCGCGTCGTTGTAGGCATTCAGCGGCTCTGGCCCTTGGTCGAGCGGTATTTTGCGCGCCATTTCCTCGCCAAAACGCTCTACCAGCGCCTCTCGCGTCATGTACACCCAGCGCCAAACTTGCGCCACCTCGTCCCATGTGCGCGCCTGTGAATGCCCAAAGTCGCGCCAATGCACATAGTCGGTCGGCGCACATTCGTATTCAATGCGTTCCATGCCCTCGGGCGAGCTTTCGCCCTGCTCAATAGCTGATGTGATGCTGATGCCGTCGTCGCCCAAACCAATCGGGGCAACATGCGGCTCATAACGCACCCATGCCGTGCCACGACCGCCTAGAAAGCGATCCTCCACCGCATACGCCATCGTGTTACGAAAGTCAGGGTAATGCTCAATCTCAAAATCAATGGCCCGCTCGAGGAGCTGCGCTGCTACGCGGCCCACAGGGTCGTTATCACCAAAGCGGCGGCTGATGTCGGCCTTTGGCAGTTTGGCGTAGACGGCAGGTTTCAGCGTCTGCACGTTTGACCAAAGCACGTTAAAACGTGCCGCCTCGTTGCCGCCCTGCCCGCGGCTGTCATCACGGTAGCGCTTGATGATCTTCTTGGTGCGCGCCTGCCATTTGGCGTACTCGTTGTCGTACTGCGCGACGGTCTTGAGGTACTTCTCTAACTCGCGGCTCATTGGCTCATCCATTACGCATTCCCCTTGGCCGTTTTCGCTGACTCTCGGAACGCCTCTGCCGTCGGCGCACCCTTCTCACCCGGTTTGCGCGTACGCTCCACAGGGCGACCCTCACGACGTTGCCGCGCCTGTCGCTCCTGCTTCGCCAGAATGTTGGCGTAAAGCCCTGGCTTCCTATGCGTAGTCACTGAATAAGCCCA